CGGCCTGCTGACGCTGCCGATGAATATGAAGCCTGACGATAAGGAGCAGGCCAAACGGTCGTGGATGGAGGCGCAGGGCGGTGAGAACTCGAATCGTATCGCGGTCATGCCGCCAGGCTTTGAATGGAAGCCCATGTCGAATAACCCGCAGGAAGCCCAGACCATCGAAAGCCGGTCTTATATCCGGACGGAGATTGCTTCCGTGTTTCACGTTCCGGTGCGCATGGTGGGCGATACCTCGAAGGCTTCGAAGGCGTCGACCGAACAGGAGAATCAGGAGCTGCTCGATTACACGCTCGATCCGTGGATGTCGGCCATCAAGCTGGAATGGAAGCGGAAGTTGTTCCCTAACACGGGCATCGGCCGTACGCCGAGGAACCGGTTTTTCGTGGCCTTCGATGTGACCTCGATGATCCGCGGCGATGCCGCCAGCCGTGAGAAGTTCAACGCCTCGGGGCGCCAGTGGGGTTATCTGAACGCCAACGACATCCTGGCGCTTGAAGGATTGAACCCGATCGACGAAGAGTGGGCCGAGGAGTACTGGATGCCGGTCAATATGACGCTCTCGACCACACCCATCAATCCGAACTTTCAGGATGGCGCCGGGAATGGTACCGACGACGGCCAGGCACCTGATGCGACTCAGGCGCTCCCTGCGGCAACTACCAAACCCAGTCCCGCTAAGACGACCGGTAGCACAGTCGGCACGGTCGATATCGAAGATAGCAACGAATAACAGCAGAAGGAGAAGTTCCATGGCTACACGCTCACGCGGACACGCAGGACCCGTCAGGGAAGTCCGGTCGATTCAGATCACCGAACTGCGCACCGAGAAGAACAAGGACGGTAAGCAGTTCCTCACCGGCTACGCGGCCACTTATAACACCGTGTCGAGCGATCTCGGCTTCGGGATGCGCGAACGGATCATGCCGGGCGCGTTCAAGCGTGCTTTGCAGGAAAAGCAGGACGTGCGCCATCTGATCAATCACGATGCCAACCTGGTGCTGGGGCGAACGGAATCGGGAACGACCGAACTTGCGGAAGACGATAAGGGTTTGAAGTTTAAGACTCTGCTGCCAGATACCAGCTACGCGCGGGACTTGGCGGAACTGGTCGACCGCGGGGATGTGAATGAGTGCTCCTTCGGTTTCACCGTGAACGGACCGCAGGGGCAACGCTGGATTGCCGAGAAGGACCCGAATGATCCGACCTACACCCGCGACATGCGCGAACTGCTCGATGTGGATCTGTTCGATATTTCGACGGTGACGTATCCCGCGTACTCGAACACGAAGACCCAGTTGAGTGCGCGGTCGATGGCGGCGATGTTCCCGGAAGGGATGCCGGCTGAACTCCGCAGCCGCGTGTCGCGGGCTAAGCGCAAGGATGAAGAAGACGACTGTGGCTGCAACTGCGATGAGTGCGAGGACGATAACTGCGCCGATTGTTCGAACAACGGCTGCGATGACGCCAATTGCGGCTGTGCGCATTACAAGGCCAATGAAGAGAAGGCCGCCAAAGAGAAGGCCGACGACGAAGAGGCCAAGAAGCGCGCCGCTGAAGAGGCGAAAAGCAAGGCTGCGAAAAAGAAGGACGAAGAGGACGAGGAGGAAGCCGCCAGGAAGCGGACTCTTCGCGCCAGAGCGGAAGCTGAGCCTTGCGCGTGCAGTTGCGATGAATGCCAGGACGGCGACTGCGAAGACTGCACCAACGAAGAGTGCGACGACATGAACTGCCGTTGCGGACGTTGCAACCGGTCGCTGCGGAGTATGACCGTCGTTACCGATGGGCAGGAGTTCCATGCGAAGTGCTCCTGCGGCTGGCGTAGCCGAGCCGGAACACTGCAAGCGACGACGACACTCTTTGAAGCGCATACCTGTCGCGCCGAAGAGGAGAAGACCAAGCGCATTGACGGCGAGGATCTGAAGGCCGATGCGTTCCTGATCGTGGGCGACAAGGACGACACCAAGACCTGGAAGTTGCCGTGGAAGTTCGCGAGCGAGGAGAAGACCAAGCGGCATCTGCGGAATGCGCTGGCACGGTTCAATCAATTGAAGGGAGTCAGCGAAGCGGAGAAGAAAGCCGCCTGGACGAAGCTGGTCTCCTTGTGCAAGAAACACGACATCGATGTGAGCGGAGAAGAGAGCAGCAGCATCCGTTCGCATCTCACAGTCGATCAGCTTTTCGATTTGGAAGTAGATCCTGACGCGGAACTTCGCAGGAGACGGCTACGCCTCCGCGAAATCCAGATGGCGATCACTTAAACGAGTTTGTGTTGCTGCCGGGCGCTTTTGCGCCCCAGTGGCGGATACGAAGCGGTCCCCTGAACTTGTTCTGGCAGACCTGGCACCACGCAACGTCAAAACCGAATTCATCCACACAGGAGACCGATATGAACGCGAACGAAGCTCGTGCGCTCCGCGAGGAACGCGCGAAGATTTTCAAAGACATGTCTGAGTTGACTACGGCCACTCAGCTAAAGACTCCCGAAGATCGCGCCAAGTGGGATGCGATGGATCGGGACGTCGACGGCCTTACCGAGCGGATCGCACGCCTGGAGAAAGCCGATAAGACCGACCAGGAACTGCGTGCCTCGGGTGCGCCGCCGAATGGTCAGCCGCAGGGCGGCGGTGACGATCCGGCCGATGAAGCCACGCGCAAGAAGATGGCCGATGAGTATTACCGCGCCTACTTCAATTACCTGCGCTATGGCGAAGTGCAGCGGATGCGCGGGGCTTACTTTATCCGCGGCGTAAGCGACAAGGATCGGGACATCCTCTACCGGTCGAGCAAGATGGTCCGCACCGCGCTCGATAAGGACGATCAGGAACTGATCAACCGCGAATTGCGCACTCTCGGAGCAACGCGCGAGGTGCGTGATATGGGTACCGGTGGGCAGGGCGCTTATCCCGGCGCAACGACCGGCTTCTTCGTGCCGGTGGGGTTCGTCGATAAGGTCACCGAAGCCATGAAGTACTACGGTCCCATGTTGCTTGAGGCCGATACTTTCGACACCGCGACCGGACAACCGCTGCCATTTCCGACCGACAACGATACTACCGTGATGGGCGAACTGATCGCTGAAAATCAACAGGTCTCGACTCAGGATGTCACCCTCGGGCAGATCATCTTCGGCGCATATAAATTCAGTTCCAAACTGGTCAAAGTCTCGATCGAATTGCTACAAGACAGCGCTTTCGACTTCGATGCCTACCTGACCAAGAAGTTCGCCATCCGCCTGGGCCGCATTCAGAACAATCTGTTCACTCTCGGCACCGGCAATAACCAACCGAAGGGCATCATCACCGCTTCCGCTGTCGGGCCTACCGCTATCGGTTCCGGTAACAACGATGGAGTGGGCGGGCTGAACACCATCGGTTCGGACGACATGACCAATCTGGAGCATGCCATCGACCCGCTGTACCGGCCTGGCGCGAAATACATGTTCCACGATTCGACCTTGAAGGCTCTGAAGAAGATCAAGGACAAATACGGCCGGCCTCTCTGGGTGCCGAACGTAGCGGTCCGCGAGCCCGACACGATCAATGGCTATAGCTATGCGATCAACAACGACATGGCCCAGCTTCAGACCGTGCCCTCTTCGCCCGTCGTTCAGGTAGCTTCGGTGGTCTTCGGGCCGCTGAAGATGTACATGATCCGGCGCGTCAAGGAAATGTCTGTAATTCGTTTAGAGGAGCGGTTTGCCGATTTTGGACAAGTGGCTTTTCTCGCATTTTATCGTGGCGACGGTAATCTTTTAGACGCTGGAACACATCCGTTGGCTTACCTAGTTAACGCTTATTAACTCAACCCAATGCCGAAAGCACTGCCCGGAACTGGAATGGTCAAGTCTGGAGACAGGTTTGGCCGATGGACGGTGCTTTCGGCAGCGAACAAGACGAGTGCGGGAAGACGCTGGAAGTGTCGTTGTGAATGCGGCAGGGAACGGCCTGTTAGTGAGTATGACTTGGTATCTGGCGACAGCGTTCAGTGTGGTGGTTGTTCCAGACTCAATGTCAATCTCGTGGGCAGAATCTTCGGGGACCTGACGGTAGTCGAGCGCATCATAAGTCCTAATCAGGGAGGGAGAATATGGCGCTG